CATCGCTTGCCGCTACGTGTACCACGAGTTCATGTTGGCGTGGAGCGGGGAACTCATCGGCCTCCCCGATGTGGAAGCGGACATGATGTCCTTGGCGAGACATCACATGGTCGATCAGGAGCTCTTGTCCCATGGTTGCCTATTGTCTTACTCGACCGACAGGTCGGCGCAGACGGTGGTCAGCTTGAAGCGGGACTTGACTGCTTGGTCCAAACAGAATCGGAAGTGGAGCCCCACGAAGACGTACGGGCAAGTATCCACCGCCGTCCAAATCTGCCTAGGTTACACCAAGGCTGATGAGGGCAACCGAACTGTATGGAGCCAGGACTCCGTCTTGGGAGGCATCTTCACTGCCTCGAGCACTGCCGCTGGCAAGTTGCTCGGCAGTAAGGCGCTCCCCAAGGCTTGACAAGGTCCGGTCGCCGTCGGCGGCATTTGTTGTGGTCACACCGAGCTCAATCTAGGAGCTGGGACGAGGATCAAACGGATGCCGACTTTCGAAGGCGACCAACATAAGCGGCGACTCGTAAGAGTTGCTGTTTTGGACGACGTCAGGCTCTTCCAACCCACTGTGCACCACGATTGCGCGGAAAACCAGCTTCGAGCACTGGTCAACCGCGTAGCCGGCGATGTCCCCCTCCCCACCAAGGGGGGGCTCGCCGCCCTCAATAAGGTAGTCGATCGTGTTGCAAAACCCCTACCGAGAACCGAGGCCAACGACCTTTACGACATGCCGAACAGGTACAGCGGTGCTAAACGCACCAGGTACTTGCAGGCAGCTGACCGTGTGACTCACGGCGGCGTTGTTAGGAAGGACGCTTCGATCAAGATGTTCATTAAGCCAGAGCGCTTTGATGGACTCGCCAAGGTCAACCCGGATCCCCGGGCGATCCAGTTCCGCGCGCCTAAATACTGCGTGGAGCTTGCCTCCTTCCTCCACCCCATCGAGCACCAAGTCTATGAAGCAGACTGGGCTAGCAAGGGGGTGCCGAAGTCGAGGAATGTCGCCAAGGGTTTGAACAGTGTTGCCCGCGCTAACTTGTTAATACGCAAGCTCGCCAACTTCGATGATCCTGTCATCGTGGGGGGCGATGCTAAGCGGTTCGACAAGCACGTGACGGCTGAGTTACTCAAGG